GTTTGTAAATAAACTCATACTGCCTCTCTTTTTTTTGTTTTGTTATCTATAGTTCTTAACACCTCATCACATACTTCTAACGCTATATCCATACGTTGATCTTCATCTGCTAGTGTTTTTCTTAACACTTTCTCTATCGCATCACCTACTGTCTCTACTAAAGCTGCGCGTGGACTTGGTTTCATTGGATGTGGCATTCTCTCTCCTGGTTAAAGTGAAGCGGAATCACGACTATCACGATCTTTAGACACGCCATTTTCTTGGTTATGGGTTTCTACGATTCCGCTTTTAAATAAGTTCTTCATCCATTCATGCTTTACGATCCATAGCCAAGGCTTACGATCCTGTCGAACCATAACTACATCTGCATTCCTAAATGATAAAAAATCTGCAATCTTTTTTCTGCGCTTTACCTGCACTAAAATTGTAAGGTCACCTTTGGTAGCCTTAACATCTATATCGCTCTTCTCTCCAAAGCTACGACCATCACTGCCCCATGATCGTTCGGCAATGAAGCCGAGGTCGCGGAGCAACTCAACGACCTCAACTTCACCTTGGTAGCCTTTACGTGATGCTTTAGAAGGCATTAAAACGGCAGCTCTTCTTCATCTTCAGCAGTAGGTGTAACATCAAACACTTTCTCAGGTTCATATGTCTCTTTAAAAGACTTGAACATCTTCTCTGCTTCCTTGTTTAATGGTGCTTTAGGACATGGAGTTACTGTATATGTAGTATCCATTCCATCACCATTTTTAGTGACAATCACGTCATAGTCTCTAAGGTTTCCCCATTCACTATTGCGATCTAACTCTGTAAGTTGCTTCTGGACAGTACTCTGTGTAATGTCGAGAACCTTGACTGAATCAGCACTATAAACTGGAAGTTGCCAAAAGTGCTTTGGCTTTTCTCCTGCTGGTGCATCACCTGCTTTTTTGATCCTAACTGGCGTTTTATCATCTTGCCAATATTGATAACCTAATGTTGGTCTATCCAATATTCGGAATCTGTTTTCGCCTTTGACAAATTTCATAAAGCTACTTTCACCTGCGCTTGGCACGCTATAAGTCGCTTCTAAAAGTCCACTCATCTTTACTCCTTTATTGTATTATAGTTATAACCTTTGCGATCAATGAGTGCAAGAATAGATGTATACTGCTTTTCATTTATTGTTGCTTTTACACCAATATCTGACTGCCAGACTTTTCGCGCTCCAGGTATGTATGTTTTGGATTTACCCAAAATTTTACGCACTTTCTGTGCAAATTGTACTCTTTCTTCTTTATCTTCTATATGAATAGTTAGGAACATGGACAGCACCTAATGGCGAAGAGAGAGAGAGAGAGTAGGTGTGGAAACGCCACTTCAAACAGCACTGTCCAAATAAGAAATAAATTTAATAAGGCCATGTAATAAAATCCATCTTTAGACCTAAAACACGAGCGATACGAACCTTATGCTCGTGGCGAAACTTACGTTTACCTCGCATCATTAGTGAAAGCATAGATTTGTCTAGAGCGATTTCGCGCGCTAATTGGTTCTGACTAAAACCACACTCTCTCATATGTTGTTGTAAAGGCTTCATAAGTGTTGACAGATATTAAACCAGTTGTCAACACCATGCAAGTGTTATTTATATATTAAAATTCTTCTTCGATTCTAGTGCCTACAGTATATACGTCAGGTGCTACCTGTTGCATATCTAGGCTATTTTGTGCAAATCTAGCAAACAAATGTTCTGACTCTGCGTTCGCACCAGTAGATGTATTGTCAATACTAAATATAAATGGTCTACTCGGACCATCTACCATATTCCACACATCAGAAACCACACTATCATTGCCATGCTGATAAGATGGATATTCACTTGGTAGTAGGTCTGAATCCTGTAAGTAACTATACGTTAAATCATATGCCTGCCTACCACCATATACATTCTGTCCATATGTTCCAAGAGCAAATGGACTTTTAGAGGTACTCGATGCAGTTCTTCCAAAACTAGTTGCAGTAGCATAACGCTGTCCACCTGCGGACTCAGCTACATTGACCTTATCATAAATAATAGATCTAGTTAGGTTGAGGTCAGGTGAAAAAGGCATATCAAAGTATTCACCAATCATAATACCACCAACGGCAAGGTCTGTTGATCCCCACGTGCCATTCGTTGCATTACCAGTATTGGTTGTATTGCCTTCAAATTGCACCGCCCAATAACGCAAGTCCTGTTCATCAAAGGTAATAATCGTTGTGCCATCTGATGCTGGTTCTATGACTAGTGATTTACTATCAGATGCATTCGTGCGTGTGTCTGCGTTGACCACCTCACCATTGGTAACACTACCCCAGTTTATGTCTGATGTCTCCGCATTTGCGCCATTTAAAGCGGTTATGTCGCTTGAAGCATCACCTGCAAAAATTCTTATTTTACCAACAGATGTAGCTAGGTTATGATTAAGAATTGCAATATAGTTTTGTTTATAACTAGCAGTAGTAAAACCAAGATTGACTAATACATGTCCGTCTGTATCCGCTGATGTATCAAATGTAACTTGATTTAATGGTCTTAAATCAAACAATTCACCTGCACTACCAGACTGAACACCAATAAAACCATTACTAGCATTTGTAGCTGTAACTGTACCAATAGACGATCCTCTCGCTCTATGATAACTAATTAAGTCTGGATAAAATCTTGGTGTTTTTATAGTTTGGTTAGCCACTAGCCTACCTCTCTTGCTGTTATGCTTACCTTACCTGGTGAGCGTTTTGTTTCTACAATCATAAAATATGTACTGGTACTAAAGTTAGTGCCAAACATCTCTACTGGCATGTCTGTGAATGTGACTATATCACCAGTTTCGAGTTGGCATCCTTTCGCTGGATTGACTACATCGCACTGAATAATTGTTTTTATTTCTCCAATTAAATTATCATAATAAGAATAAAAATCTGCATTGCAATCGGAATTTGGTGATGTTGGTGTTGTCCCTACATTAATGTCTAACGATTCAGTTTTTATACCTTCTTTAGCACCTAAATTATATTTAGCACGTGTTGCAGTATTAGTTGCGGTTACGCTATTATAATAACGACCACTTTCCGCAGGATGCAAATGATTATTTACAATCATTTTAGTGGTTAATTCATCTAGTCCAGTAGTGCTAATTTTTATATTACTAAGATCGTCTTTAGTCATATTTAAAACATTGCCATTACTTTTTAAAGTATCATATTCACTAGTTTGTACTACATAGATATACTTTAATAATCCACTAGAATCCATTTTATAACAAAAAGAAAATTCATATGCAAGTTTATCTAATACATCTTTTAAAGAAACTGGTTCTAACGCCCAATATCTACCTTTCCAATTATTAATAGCACGATCCGTATTTAAAGCACTATAATTAATTGGATCATAACTTCCTAAACCTGCAAACCTCATTAATAAGTCTCTGTGAATATCGTGTCCATGCGCAATTGCACCATTATCCCAAGATGCAGTGAGTCCATCTGCACCAATATATAGATTTTTTAATCCAGAACTAGTAGAAATACTATTATTAGTTAAACCTTTACTCTCATCATAAGATTCTTGAATGTCAAAATATAACACCAAATCTGTAACTTTAATTTCTAAGGTAATATTATTTGAATCTACTGATGAAATTTGTGTTTGTAAACGTACAGTATTTAAATTATTATTTGCAATACTAATACCTATAGCACCATACGCAGAATCACTAACTGAAACCTGCCCAGCAAGACCATTTGGCTGCGTTATGGCAAGAGTAGTGTTAGCAGGATATGTACCATTGTATATATTGCCACTAGCACCTGAATACCTTATCTTTATAAATATATCAGCATTAACTTGTGAAGATGGTGTAGCAATAACACCTTTTATATCTACATCAGAATCATTAATTTTTTTTAGTTCACATGCATAATTATAATAGACATCTTTTTGACTAATAGTAGAATTATTGCCAGTAAAACTATGTACAATTCCGTTTGTCCCATTGTATTCATCAAATGTTAAATTTTCTACGTTGTTAAACGTATTTGTTCCTTTAGAACTTATAGCGGTTGCATTTAATCTAAATCTTCTGCGCATTTCTCGACTAACTACACCAATATTTACATTAGTATCATAGCCAGATGTTAAATCTTTTGTTTGCGCAATATAATTATCTGCTTTTATTGGTAAAAATGCATCTGCTGACCGATCATAATAATGTGGTCGCATATCTGAATGAGACTTTGTTGTAATAATTAAATGATCATCTGTAATACCTTTTCTTTTAAAAGGCGCAGGATATAATGCATTTGTATGTTCTCTAACTAAACTTTTATCACCATGCTCAATGTAATCTCCATATGCAACAGGTTGGTATATATCATTCAGCGATTTTACTTGTGGAAATTCAATTTTATCCCAGGGTCTATGTGAATTAATTTGCAATGACAACTTTTGGTTTTCATCTAATTGTATATCAACTAATCTGCCAGTAAAAATACGTTGGCAATCACTAATAGAATCTGAGCCGTTAAACTGCGCATATACACGAATATTTTTATTTAAATAATTATTTGTACCATTGAATATTCTTTTATAGACATCAATCCCATCAAAAATAGTATTAGCAATAGTCAAATTAATATTACTTGTCGTTGATGTACCATTCGTTATATTAATAGAATCACGTACACTGACGTTTTTATTTAATATTGCACCAGGATAAAAATTATTATCTACTGTGGTATCGCTAGTAGCTACACCAAAACTATGAATAAATTCATCAAAACCACCAACTGACCATGTAGCACCTGTAATAGTGCCACTATTTGAATTACTACTACTATCTAACACTGTTGATCCTGTACCTTCATCTAGTTTCCAGTATCCAACTAAGTTCGATGCAGTGCTATCAATGGTTCTGTTATAGTAGTGTGCAATTTGGCTATCTGATCGCGCTACACTCCAAACTCTTGCGTGAGCTATTTCACCATCAAATTCATTGTTTTGTTCAAAATTAGCACCAATAGACACAACTCCTGATGTACCACCAGTTGGGTCATTAGAAACATTCGTTGTTACAGTTCCAACTTTTACACCATCAACATAGTATCTCATTTGGTTTAGGCTATCATCTCGCAATACAGCTACGTGATGCCAATTATTTGCGGTAATAGCACTAGTAACAACAGTATTTGATACATTTGATCCAGTACCATATTGATATTTACATCGTAAACCATTATTACTTAAAGCAATTTGCCAATTTGTATTTTTAGCTACTGTTGATCCATCCTGACTGCGTTCTAATATAATTTGCGTACCACTACTAGCACTATAAGCATCTGGTTTAATCCACGTTTCTAATGTGAAATTAGTATATAGTCCTAAAACATTACCAAAAGATACATAGTCATCCGTACCATCAAACTCTAAACACGTATCATTATCGGCACTAAATTGGAATAACCAATTCTCATTGACGTTGGATTCTGATGGCGCATTACTTAATGCCATTCTATGCTAGTCCTTGATTGCTAACTTTCTGTATTTCTGGAATTAAATTATCTCTTACAAACTCATCGTTACCAATCATGTTCCCTGAGATATTGATAGTAACTCCACCACCACTGCCAGTTCTATTCATATTCGCTAGGTTCTGTACTCCAATATTCTGCACTGCGGATCTCTTCATTATAAACTCACCTGCTTGAGCCATGATAGGTACATTGTCTTCTCCTTGCACCATACCACCATTTGCAAAGCGTTGGATTCCGTTATCTTTTACTAAACCACCTGTGTGCGCAGTCATCATCCCAATACCTTGAATAATTGCACCTGGTATCTGGCCACCAGGTATCAAGCTAATAATACTACCCATTATCCTTATCATTTGACCAGCGGTAACTTCAGCATCAGACTTTAAAGTCTGCATAGCATTAGCCGCCATTAAAATACCACTTGCAAACTGGTTAGATAAGTCTACATTTTTTTTCATACTGGTCTCTAATACTTTACCAGATTCTTTCTGTAAATCATTTAATTCTTCTTGTGCTTTTTTAAATGTGTCTTGCCTTACTTCTTCTTTTAATGCCTCAAAGTCTCTTCTTGCTTTTAATTCAGCATCTAATAATTCTAATTTAAATTTTTCTATTTTATTTGCTTTTTCTTGAGCTTCTCTCTGTGCTTGGATTCTAGCAGTAATCTCTGCAATTTGCTGTATAGCGATTTTCATATCTTCACTCATCTTACCAGAGTTTTTAATTCTTTCTACCTCAACTGCATCTGCACCATTCATTGCTGCTTCTTGTGATAGCAATGATGCAACTTGATTTCTATAGCCTTCAGTCAATGAATCAAGAGTTTTTGTGTAATTAGCATTACGTTCTGCCATTGTAGTGACCGCAGTATCTACTGTGTTTAGTGATGTTAAATATGCTTGTAACTCTGCATTTTGATCGCCTAAAGAATCTGTTGAATCATCTACACTTGTTTTCAAATGATCAAATGTGCCTAGTAATTGAAATAGTTTATCTACACCAAGTACAGTAGCAGTTAAAGCAATAGCTTTTGCTATTTTTAAAAATGAACCAAATGCTGCGGTTGTTAATAGTGCTTGTACTCTTAAAAGACCAAATGCAGTAGCTAAAACACCAATACTTGTAGCAATTTCAGCAGTACGTTTCGCATCCATAGCTCTAAAAAATCTTTCTGCACTTTGTGCTGCTTCTGTTAGTGGTCCTAGGACACTATCTCCAATCACGGCAGCAAAACGAGTCATTGCATCTTGCATATTACTTATTGCACCTGAAAAAGTCTTTGATAAACGATCTGAACTTCCACTAATACGACCATCTGGATCAGCCATTGCTTTTATTAAGGCAACTCTAAATTCAGGTAAAGTGATTTGAGTAAGATCCGTTATTCCTTGAGAATCTTTAATTAACTGAAGGATTCCACGTTCTCTTAAAATATCTGCTGCGCCTGCACCACCTGCAAAAGCACGACCAAGCGCACTGGCAGCTTCCGTTGCAGTAGTACCCATAAATGCTGCTAAGTCAGAAGTCGCTCTAAGCGTTAGTTTTGAATTTAACCCAAATGCCTCTAACTGCGCACCTGCGTTTACAACATCTGCTAATTGAAATGGAGTAGTTGCTGCTACTTGGTTGAATGCTTTAAATGCAGATTCAGCTTCTTGGACACCACCAGTTAAACCAACTAATCTTGTTTTCACATCTTGAAAACCAGATGATGCTTGAACAAATCTATTCATAACCGCTACAGCACCACCCAAGGCAAAACTGTATACTAAGATTTTATTTCTTAAACTGCCAAGACCTGCCATTAAGCCTTGAGTTTCACCGCGCATTCTATTCGCAGCTTTGTTATATCCTTTGGTATTTTTCTCTAAATCTCTTACACTTCTTGTCGCACGTGCAAAACCTTTCGTGCGGACTTCAATAATAAACTTTTTTTCAGCCATTTTTCTTCTTCATATCTTCAGATTGTAATGCATTAAATTCTTCATCTATAGCTGAAAAGATGACTAAGCGATGATAATCTGCGTTATCTATCGTTGTAGACAGTGGTAGATTGAATCTTTTCATAGCCATGTACTCCTCAAGCGCAAATATAGTCTCAGGCGTTAGAAAGTACGTAGAGTCAGCACAGAATACCAATGAGTAATATAACGCAGCACCAAGCGTAAATTTCCCATCACTATCTTGTTCTACGATACGACCAATCTCTTCCCATAGTTCATCTTCTGTATACGTGATGGTTGTCTTGAGCGTAGGAGACTGCGCAGTGTATGGAAAAACTAAGTTGCGTGTGGGTTGGTTCTTATAACTCATCCACACGGCAACTCGGTGCATGATTACTTTTTTTTGTTTGGTTCTTTGTATGCGTTATAAATAGCCATTAAGACACTATCGATTGCGTTATCATCTAGTTTACCTAATTGCTTTTCTGGATCGGTAAATGAATGATTTAATATCCAATCTAGTACAGTAAAGAATTTGGATGTGTCTATCTCACCTTCTTTTGTAATAGCACCTACTTCAAGTTTATGCAGTTCTCTGCGTGACTTAAAACTAATGTTAGGTACATCAAATGTACCATGGTCTGTTTTTACTTTCATGTTTCATCCTACGATGAAAACGGCGTGTGTTACGTGATCGTGATTGAAATGATTGAAGCTGTTTCGCTTGCTGCAAATGCTCTAAATGGTATATTCTGTAGCATAAAATCTCCATTTTCTACTGTAGAATTATCAATCATTACATCTGGAAGCGTTAAAATAAAATCACTACCTGAAGTAATAGAGATTCCAATGCCTGTGCTATTTCCTTTGAGAGCATTAACTAAATCTTCAATAGAATCATCTCTTTTTGCAACTAATGTTCCAGTTACTTCATAAGGTCCTGGCTGTACATAACCAAATGGATTAAAATCAGTAGTGTTGATATGATGCACTCTTTGCAAAGGTCTTGTAATATTAATTTCCCAAGAGCTTAACACTAATGGTTGAGAATCTATAGTCGTGGTTGTAAGCGAAAAAATATTCTTTGGTGCGCCAGTATCTAATACCTCAGTGTTAGCAGCTAGTGTATTTTCTATTGGTCTATACGCAGTAACAAATGTGGATTCTACTACCATTTCACCACCATTAGAGTCTACTGCTTCGCGTAAAGTCATCGATGTGCAAAAACATCCTACCATTACTGAACTAATATTTGATGAATCTGATCCTCCATTTTTAAATAATAAAGTCACTGCATCAGTAGTATTTGTATTATGCTTCATCACTCCTGTACTAGAAGCAGGTGTGAGAGATGCTGCACTTCCGCCTTCACTGAATAAAGACAAACATGACTTTAATACTGCGGTTGCCGTACCACGCATAGTAAGCGTGACTTCATACATCATTGTATCTGGGCGATGATGCCCTTGGCTTTCTAATTGACCATATATACCATTTTTATTAGGAGCGACATCTAATGTAGCACCTACATGTTGAATATTAAAATCTGTTACTTGTAAAAAATTCCAAGTGTCACTATTTGCATGAGCAGTTCCTAAAGCAACATTGCTTGATGAACTACCAATACCAACAGATATGTCTGATCGTGATTGAAAATTAGTTTCAGCCATTACTTACCTTCCTTTGATTTCTTTTTTATATCTATCTTTTCAAGATGTGTTTCTAATTCTTTAGGAACAGATGTTATATCTACAGAAAGACCTGCGATTAAAAGCTTATGTTTATTACCGCTCCAATGAGCTTTAAAATTCTCATCATCTTTTAAGTCAAAATATGATTTCTTTGCTTTGTACATCATCCTATTATCTCCATTGCTGATACTACAGCAGTCATATTAGCGCGTAATAAGTCTGTATTATCATCATCACGCTCATATATAGTGTTGTCGATGACAGCATTGTAAAACTGCCTTGTATTGGATACACTATAGTTTCTGTTATTGTATATAAGTCTTTTCATGCGCTCTGCTACTAACGATACCTGCCTAAAGCTCTCCTTTGTGTAATTACCTGCGAAATCCACTTGGTAACTGATAAGGATTGTATAATCTCGTACCATTCCTGTATTAATTTGCTCGTTAAGATCATCTGACACAGGCTGTAATAAAAAACTTTGATTAGATTGATGTTCATCGTAAAAAATCTGAATCCCAAATTCATCAGCAATGATACTATGTAAATTATCAATGACTCGTTCATAGATGACATTGTTAAATGATATTGCCATTATCTATAGATCTGTCCACTGCGCACAGTTCCTATTTGAATTTCATCAGATTGGAAGGTCACACTCCACTCATCAGATGCAGTATATACACCAGCCTGGAAGCGTATGGATGCGCCATATGCTAGTGGCTGATAATCACCATTCATTACTTCTGCATCTACAGATTTATGTCTTTTTAGTCCTGTATCATCTTTTGTAAATACATCGTACTTCACTGTACTTGCAGTACCAGGTGTGAATGTACCTGCGGTACTAATCACTACTCGCACTTCATCATAATCTGTACTAGGCGGACCATACATCTTTACATCTTCAATGTAGCCAGTGCTACTACCATTCACACTAATCTCACGAATAACGCCAGACTCTGATCGAAAACTAGTTTCATTCCACATCACGTAATCACGTGACTTTAATTTTGTGAGCATACCTTCATCACCTAATACCTGCTCTTGAAGTTCTGCTGCTTTCTCTGGATCTTGGCTACGCACTAAATCTGCGCAGGCTAATAATGCATTGCATCGTATTATAATAAAGTCATATGGTCTATCTGATGCACCTTGATAATTGCTATTACCACGCTTATAGATAGGTCTATTTAAATAACTGCGCATATGATCCGCTTGTTCTTTCACTACGCGAGTTTTTAAGTCTTCCCAATCTTGTCCTGCTTCACATACACTAGAATTAAATGCACTAACAGAGCTAGATGCTAAAAATACGTCCACATAATCTGAGGATTCGTTATATTTAAATTCGTTATCTGCATTAGGAGTATCAGATACTTTCGTTAACTCTAAACCATCTTTGTATAAATTTTCTATATATCCAGTATTATGTAATCTATAAAGATTCGTAGATGGATTTGTCCAGCTCGAAATTAGTACACGCTTACGATCATAGCGATCTATATCACTAAGAATAGCCTGTAAATCAGTTGTTATATTGCAGAATGCTGTTAAGTAACTCATGCTTTTGCGATCTCATTAGTTATACTACTAGTAGGTAAAATGGTTACATCGGGAATATCTGCGCATATAATTAGCGCAATCATCGTTCCTAAAATCATATCAATATCTGTACGCGGATCGTCTAAATCTTTCGCCAATTCTTTTAGCTCGTGCATTACAGTAATTAACTTGTCTATTCTTGCAGCATCATCCATATTTTTGTACTATCTCGCAAAACTTCTCTGGTGTACCAGCACCTTTTGCAGTGTTGTAGTACACTTTCCATTGCGTTGCTTGATCCTCTAATGTTCTTGGTAGTTTTTTTGGTATTCTACGTAGGTGTAATCTACAAAAAACTATTTGAGCTGCAAGATTAGTAGTTAAGATATATTCCCAATCCTTTTCTACTGGCGCAGTAAAGTGTGACCAATCTAAATAGCATGCTTTTGCAACTTTCTTCATTAGCTCTTCTCGATACTGAAGATAGTTATTTATTATATCTACCGCTACCCAAGGTTCACATTGATAGACACCACGCGCTGGACCTTTGATTTGCTCTAGATAAATATACTTTGACTCCACTAANCCAATATTATAAACAAANTCTGCTGCTTCAGGAGAATATAAATCTATCTTCTGTAAAACACGCTTAATTAGTCCTTTTATTTGATCTGGATTGATCATTTGCGCTTCATGCCTTTTTTCTTCTTTTTAACTTTGACTTTCTTTGACTTCTTTTTCTTTCCATAATGATACGGCATTATCTTGATCTCCTTACTTTCTTGGCAGTTCTTTTAGAATAACTAGCGTTCTGTTTACCTTGCTTACTAGCAGCTCTTTTCAGCCTATTCTCATATGCCTTTTGTGATTTCGTTAAATTCTTACGTACACTAGCAGGTAAGTATCTGCCTCTCTTTTTGCGTGGCTTCTTTTCATCACCTTTCGTGACGTAACCCCAATTTTGCTTACTCCACTTTTTTAAACTTTTTTGTGACTTCTTTAATGCCATTATTTATATCCACCGCCTGCTTTCTTATATGCTCTCGCTAACATCTGCGCTTTCCTTGCACTCCATTGTCCTGATCTACCACCTTTATTACCTGCTTTAATGCGATAAAAGATCCGTTTGCGTAGTGATGGTTTGGTGTAATTACCTGCTTTATTTACAGATGATTTCTTTTTCATTTACCTACCTTTCTCATTGCACTAGAATGAGATTGACCAAATGTTTTACCTCTACGCATTGCAGATACCATAGATTTAAGATGTTTTGCAGTGTGATGTCTTGCGTGTCTACGCATTGAAGAGACTTGTCGTTTACTTAATCCTGTAACACTAATACCTTTTACTTTCATTACCACTTCACCTTATTTGCCCAATATGCAGCACTCATTTTTCCTTTTGCAATATTTCTTGCATGACGTGCTTTAAATGACCTGCGCTTGGCTTTCATTCTATCTGACTCACCTCGTTTTGGTTTACCAGCCGTTCTCGCACCTTGCTGACCAAATCTGATTACCTTGTATTTACCCCCACTAGATGCCAGCACTACATGGGATTTTGTTTTGTGACCTGGTGTACGTTTTGGTTTATTTACTCCACGTAGATTTAGTCTACGCATCGTGGACTTGACTCGTGCAGGTACTGCCATTACTTACCTTTAATTAAACCAATAGTAATAGACTGGATCACTTCTACTAATTCCTTAAACATCCTACCTTCTTTCTCTTCTTTTACGAAAGGTATGTTAATCTTATCGTTTAGTAGTTGTGCCAGTTTATCTGCAAAATCATTTGATCCAATATGATCCACTGCTTGGTCTTGCATTTTATCTGCTTGTTCTTCGGCTAGCTTTACTAGCATTGATTTTATATCCATTAGACGAACCTCATTATTATGTTTATCATTATAGGAAAAGTAACAAGAGCTACCGCTCCCCATGTTTGAAATCTAGCAATATCAGTATCATGGCTACTGACCTTTCCATTAAGTCTTTCTAAATGCTTCTCTATCCTATGTAAACTAGAGTAGATGTTTTTAAGGCGTTCATCGTGTCGAGTTAAGATTCTAGTAAAATCGTTCATATCCATTAGTGTCTTCCGTTGCCATTCATTCGACTCATTATACCATCCATTCTTGAGAGTTGTTTTTCTAAATCGCTAATAGCTTCCATCGTTTGCTCATATCGTCTATCTCGAACTGCATCTGATTCATTCCATCTACTAATAAGTTTAATAATCATACCTTCCATATTATTGATAGATTCTGATTGACCTTTATTTTCTACTTCTAATTCTTTTAAAGACTCTGCTTGAGCTTCTGATTTTTTAGATAAATTCATTACTAGGTATATTAGGAGCGCAGCGCAGACTCCTTGGATTCCTGCTTCGCCATATATTGCCATTACATCCATTTACTTTTTCCGCTTTTTCCAACTCATTGGATTTAAATTAATTTTTAATTCTTTCTCATAGAAAGATATTTTTTCTTCTAGTTCTTGTCGTTTCGATTCTTCTTCCATTGTATGTCGTTCCAGTAGATCTTTAATTGTTGTATCCGCACTAACAAGTTCAACTTCAAGCCTAGAAATCCTATTTTCCATATGCACACCATAATAGCTAATCCCAGCAACAAGACATAATATTTGAAATAGCCACTTAATATTAAGATGTATACTAAAATTGTCATCGATAACATCAGCGCGATAGCTCCTAGCAGTCTTTTCACTCATCTCTTCCTTATTGATTCCCATCTGTTATGAGTAAAACACCACATATCGTGATTAAAACTAACATGATCCGCATAAAAATGTAGTGTAGAATCTTGATCCATTACCTCGATAAACGTATACATAGAATCACTGGGATTCGGTTCATATCCGCCTATGGACCAACCATTAGAACAACTACTCACTATAAACATACTTGACACTAATACTATAACTCGTATTAACAACTTCAAAATCTCCGCTTTTTAATTTCTTAATTACTTTATTCATAATACCATCCACCATGCTATTGCAGTTTCTACCACTATATCAGACATTGTATTGTATGCCCATGCACGCTTTGTCTTATAAGGCTGGTAGTTCTCGATTATCCATTCAAATATTTCCCAGGCGATACCAAGTATCAAAACACCTAAAACGCACCATAAATCGCTAAATCCACACCATTGGAAGATCTTGCAAAAGAATGCGCCTGCTGCGAGGTGATAACTAGTCCAACCATCCAGTTGCCCAGTCTTGTATTGCCATGCTACTAACTTTGCTAAAGGATTGTTCATCTATCCACCACCTGGTTGTTAATAATTTTATGAGTGATATAGTCGATGCGCCCATGCCCATTAGAATGTTTATCTGCGCAGGCAGCAACATATGCATTCTCAATCGTTTTAAATGAGTCGCTTTTGCGAGTTATCTCACCATCCACCATTAAGAAATAATCTTTAGAATTTGGATATTGTACTGTCACATAAGAACCATCAACCATCTTGATAACTTTCACCATATTAGGTTTAGTATTCTTGTGCAAAACTACATCATGGTCTTGGGCGCATTTACGTACTAACATTTAAGCGGCTTCTACCTCTTCAGGTTTAGCTAATGATTCTCTAAGCATATTAATGAACGCTTCTTTACCAACAGATAACTGGTCAGCTATAAACTGATTGCTATTCTGTTTGTTCTGAATGTCGTTAATATGATTTACCATCATCTTTTGCTCATCAGTCATTTCCTCAATGATATACTCTTTATCATCTAGGTTCAAGACTGGCTTCTTTTCTTTTTTTGCCATTATTGACTCCTTGTTAATTAATCTTTACTTGCTTCGTATGATGCTTTTATCTCATCTGTCCATAAAGCACCAGCTAGTGCCTTTAATTCATCGGACTCACCACTTACATCAGCATCGCACATAAATGATGTTCTATGATATTTGTATGAGATTTCTGCACCATCTTCCATGATTGCAGTTCTTGTTCGTTTTTGAATTATTTTAAACTTTCCACGAACTTCATAATCTTCTGTTATTTCTTTTGTTAATGCCATTTCTAACTCCTTTTTTTGTTATTCATCCAACTATATATCCATATAGTATTGATATTATTATGCCATGTACGAAAAACCAAGATACGTATATGAGCCACTTTTAGTGACTGTATTTGGAACTCGTGATGCATTGTCTAAAGATGTCCATCCTGTGACTGTAGAGCTATTAGCATCAACGCTACAATTTAACTGAACTGTGTTTGCTGGTAAATCAACATTGGTATAAATTACAGAGCCCACAGGTTGTTCTCGATTTATAGAAGCATAAGGCAAACCACTAATAGACATAATCCCAGCACCATCCCAATTAACAGTAACAACACAAGTGACTAAGTTACCGACTTTTGTATAAAATCCTGGAGCACTTGCTACGTTTGTACCAGTACCAGTCCAAGTACCTTCCTCGTAATCATCTAAAGTATTGGCATCTGAACTTGCAACCTGACTAGCTGGAAAAGTAATTTGACCACCATCAAGATATAAATCTCCACCTGACCTAATCCTTGCCTTAATGCTATCTCCACCAACTTTGAATTGAAATTGTTCATTACTATGACTGTAGACTATTTGACCTTGGTCTGCACTATCTCTAAATACAATAGATTGTTCTGTGCCTCCCGCTCCTATATAAAGTTTAGTTACTGAACTATTACCTAGACTTACTGAGTTATCTGCTACACCAGTTGCACCTTTACCTATTACTGTTTGATTACTAGCATTAGCGTTATTTGTTTTGGATTGCATCCCAATTAGAGTATTGTTAGAACCTCCAGTAATATCGTGAGTTCCAGTTGCGCCAGCTTGATAACCTAATATTGTATTATTTGAACCGATTGTAATATCATTTCCAGTTTGGTATCCAACTGCGGTATTAGAAGCACCTGAAGTCAATTTTCTAAGTGCTTGGTAACCAACTGCTACTGCTCCATTTGCACCTGAAGTGACACCTCCAACTCTAAAAGTATCGTCTCCAATACCTACTAAATAACTCGCTCCAGTATTACCTTCACCAGCTAAAGCACCAATGTGAACATTGTTATTTCCAGTTGTAATTCCATATCCTGAATAATAACCAAGTGCAGTATTTTGAGAGCCACTATTTACTTGTAATAAAGCCCTTGAACCGATTGCCGTGTTGTAGTCACCTGACGTCAAGGCACTTAGCGTACTATATCCAACTGCACTATTATATATAGCATCATCTAAACTTGCATCTGCTACATTCTCACCAATAAATGTATT